TTTGGTGGTTCTGCTAATTTAACTTGGGATGGTAGTAATTTATCTATTGCTGCTCAAGGAGATTTAAGATTACAAGACACAACCGGTGGCGAATACATTGCACAACAAGCAGCTGGTACTACAAGTACTTACACTATCACATGGCCAGGTGCACAAGCAACAGCATCGGGGCAAGTTCTTTCAAACAACGGTTCAGGAGCTTTATCTTGGGCTGAAGTAACAGGTGGTGCTTCATGGCAAGCAGTAATAACAGCAGCTACTAAAACAGCTGTAGCAGGAGAAGGATATTTTATTAATACAACATCAAATGCTTGTACTCTTACACTTCCAGCATCTCCAAGTATTGGAGATTTTGTTTCGTTCATAGATTATGCCGGAACTTTCGATACAAATAATTTAACAATTGCCAGAAATGGTAAAAAGATACAGGGGGCAACAGCAGATTTGACTGTGTCTACAGAAAGAGCAGCTAACACATTAGTATTTGTAGACGACACTCAAGGTTGGTTGTTGCAGACTAAATAATGGCTGAGTATAGAGAAATTCAAGGAACGGCTGTACAGTCGCTTGCAAATAATACTGGTACGATTGAAGGTCAAATCTGGTATGATACTACTAATAATAAATTTAAAGTAGAAGGAGTTTCAACAGCAGCTTGGGCAACAGTTGCTGTTCTTCCCTACACCACTAGAGACGCATCTGGTTTTGGAACACAGACAGCTGGAGTTATTTTTGGTGGATTTCCAGGAGTCAGTACTGCTGTCGAATGGAATGGATCAAGTTATACTTCAGCAACTGCTTATCCTGCATCAGTTTCAGGATTAGATTCTGATGGTCCACAAATTGCTGGTTTAACAGCAGGAGGTTCACCAGGTCCAATGAATAATACATCTAATGATTACAATGGCACAGCTTGGACTGCAAATCCTACCATGCCTGTTGGAAGAACAGGACATGCGACTATGGGAAACACGGCTGCTCAAACAGCAGCTTTAGCGACTGGTGGAGAACCAGGATCCGCAACAGGTACTACATCCGATTGGGATGGAAGCACTTGGACAGTTGGAGCAGCAAATCCTGGATGGGCTCAAGGTACATCAGGTGGTGGAACACCTGCGGCAGCTTTTGTTAATGCCGATGTAAATGACGGTGATAAAACACATGACTATGACGGAACTTCTTGGACATCAGGAAATAATTCTAATAATCAACACAACTACGGTGGAGCAGGGGGACTTGCAACAGTAGGAATAACTTTTGGTGGAACACAGGTTCCAAATCCAGGAGTAAGAACCGCTCAAGCGGAGAGATATGATGGAACTTGTTGGACAACGGATGCTAGTATGAACGAGGCTACAAGTAATTCACACGGAAAGTGTACAGTATCGGGCCCTGCTATTTTAGCTGCTGGTGGAAATCCTGGACCTCCAGGTTCTTCTAATGCTTCAGAAGAATACACAGGAGCAGGTCCGGCATCACTAATAATAACTACAACTTAATTAAGGAGGAAACTATGGCAAACTATCAATACTGTGTAGCAAAAAACTGGGGTAAAGGTTTTATTACGCACGATGATGCTAGGAAGATTGAATTTAGATCATTTCCTGGTGACGTGTGGAAAGTCACTATTAACAATCAAGATGCTAACAGATGGGTTTCGGGAGTGGCTGGAAGTCACAAAACTTTATCTGAAGCACAAGCAATTGTTGATGCAGAAATAGACTCTCAACAAGCTGCCTGGGATGCTATACCTGCAGATGATCCAAGAAAAACTGAAGGATCACCTGAGTATACACCTAGACCAGAAGATATAACATTGGAGGAATAATAAGTGGCAACTTATTACGACATATTTGGACAAAAGGTGCAATACATTGCATCAGATCCTAGCCCTGTAGCAGTGGGACAGGTTTGGTATAACTCGACTTCTAACACAACTAAGGTAAGAGGTGTTACAACAACGTCAGCTTGGGCTACTGGTGGATCTATGAATGACTCTAAAGGAGGTAATGGTGCAGGAGATTCACAAAATTCTGCTATAGCATTACAAGGTACTTTAGGAGCAGTTACAGTTGTAGAATCATATGATGGGACGTCTTGGACAAATGGACCTAGTTCTAGTAACAATTATGGATCAAGATCAGCTGGTGGAGGATCTTCGTCTGCATCTTTAATTGGAGGTTATACAAACTCTCCTTTTACAACTTACAATGTTACTGAAGAATATGATGGATCAGGTTTTACTGCAGGTGGAGTTACAAATACACCCGGTTATGGAGTTAATGCAGTTTATGGAGTAAATAATAGTGCGCTAGGATTTGTAGGAAGAGCACCAACAGGAACTCACAATGAACATTATAATGGAACATCTTGGACTACAGTAAACCCATCTCCTCCAGGACAAAGAGGTGGTTTTTTATCTGGATCTACAAGTTCTGCTGTACTGGCTTCTGGTTTCGTGCCACCAAATAACACAACAGTAGATTGTTTAGATTATAATGGTACAAGCTGGACTTCAATAACAGCTCTTTCACCAGGATCAGATGGTATTCATGGAGGTTCTGGCGGTACAAATTCATCAGCAGTTCTAATATACGGTGGAGTTAGAGAACCATCATTAGGTGATATTGATAAAGTAAATTTTTGGAATGGTTCTGCTTGGTCATCAGAAACTTCATTACCTTCTGCAAGACGAGGTGCTAATGGTGGAGTTGCAACAGCTTATACTCAAGGACTACTATTTGGTGAATCACCAACAACTGCAACGCTTGAATTTCAAGCAGCAGGAGTAGCAGAAACAAGAACTATTACAGCAACTTAAAAAATTATGGCAACTTATATAAATATAAACGGAAACAATATACCAATCACAGCTTCGGATCCTAGTAATCCTATCATTGGAGAAATTTGGTATAACACAACTACAAATTTATTAAAAGGACGAGTAAATATGACAGCTGCATTTTCAACTGGTGGAACTGTTCCGCAAGCCATTCAAGGTGGTGGATCAGGTGGAACACAAACTGCAGCATGGGCAGCAGGAGGTTTACAATACCCTGGAGATACAAAAAATAAAACATGGACATACAATGGTACTTCATGGACAGCAGGAAATAATATTCCCGCAAACTATTTTATAGGTGGTTCAACAGGACCTGATTCTGCAGGATTATTATTTGATGGTATTGGTTCTTATGGACCAGGAACAGCAACTTACGAATGGGATGGAACTAATTGGACTGCAGGTGGTGCTATACCAGCTATTGGTCCAGGGGGAAATTCTTATGCAACTGGTTCTGGTGCTAGTCAGACGGCAGCTATTGCAATAGGTGGAATAGGAGATCCTCCACCTGCAAGAGTAACTAGAGTTATAGATTACAATGGTACTTCATGGTCAGCCGGAGATGATACCCCTCTTACCACAGCTGGAACAGCTGCAGATGGACCAACCGGAGCAACGTGGATTGGTGGCGGTGATGGTGGTCCAGGCATGTCAACAAAAAGTTTTGAGTATAATGGTTCGTCTTGGACAGCTAGTGGAACCATAGGAACTGCTTTACCTCAAGGTATCCAGTGTCAAGGATGGGGACCTCAAACTTCAGCTATTATTGCTGGTGGAACGAGTAGTGCACCAACAGCTACAATTTCACAAACTTATGATGGAACAAGCTGGGCTACAGGAGCAAGCATGAGTCAAACAAGAGTAAACGGCGCAATGTCTACTCAAAGTGCAGGAACTCAAACAGGTTTTGTTGTAGGTGGTTATCCGCCTGCTCTAGATATGACGGAAGAATATCAAGCAGCAGGACCTACTACAGTTAGTATAACATCAAGTTAAAGATTGACTTATAACCAGTAATGGTTATATTAGAAAGTATAAAGGAGAAAATATATGACAGAAAAACGTAATATACATGCACTAATAGAAAAAGAAGCACCTAATCTACATAACATATTAGACCCCAAAGATGTTAGTGATTTTAAAGAATTAACAGTAGAGCTTAGAGACACTTGGACAAAGAAACAAGTATTTAGAACTGAGACTGAAATGAGGTTTTCAGTTTTAAATGATTTTAAATACCCTACTAAAGCTGCCAAATATTGGCAATGTGTTAGAGAACAAAATGTTTATTTAGAAAATTTAATGACGCTATCTTTTGATTATAGAAGAAATGATGCTAAAATTAAACAGTTAGAAAAAAAATTAAATAAAGAAACTGATGAATATAAAAAAGAACTTTATCAAATAGATCTTGATGAAAAAATTTTTCATAAAGCAGGGATGGAGCTAACGGCTAAAGATAGAATGAGAGAAATTAAACTATGGTCTCAACTTAAAAAAGAAAACGACGATGGTTCTTTTGATACTCAAAATGTAGACACTCACCAATTAGATTCATATCATAAAATCATGAATAATAAAAAAAACACTTTAACTTCAGGTTCAAGTCAACCTGAAGTATTTAATGTAATAGGTCAGTTACAATCTATTGAAAAAATTAAAAAAGAAAGAGGTTTACTTGAAAGTCAAAAGAGAGAAGCTATACCTGAGAAATCAGAGTCTGGAAAATAACCCCAGTAATCAAAAAAAGACTGATCTATATAAAAGTGTAAGAGATCATATTGATAAAACAGGTTTTATAATTAATCCATTATTAGTTGTAGAAGATGGGGATAGGTATAAAGTTGTTTATGGAAACAATAGGTACTTAGCTGGAGTGGAATTAGGGTTAAAAGAATTTCCTATAAAAATTTTAAAAAATGAAGAAGTTCCTACAATACGGGAAGCTGCTGAAAGTTATGAGAAAGTTGTTTTAGATGAAATTTAAGATAGCACGTTTAGGTCAAACAATATTACGTTATCAAATGCCTCTAGAGATATTACAACAACTAGTAAATATATATAGAGATAAAATTAACGAAATGCCTTTAGCTAATCCTCAATTAATAGGTAAAATTAATAATGAAAAATCTTTTTTTTATGGTGGGCCAGATGTTCCGGAAAACAATATACATCCTCACAACTTTTTATCTAAACAATTAGTTGATTTTTATTATCAAGTTTTTAGTCATTATTTAAATTGGAATAGTATTAAAGATTATCAATGTAGTTTATCTTCTGTGTGGATTAATAAAATGAAAGAACATGAATACAATCCCGTGCATGTTCACCAAGGTGCTTTGTTTACAGGGCTGTCTTCAGTTCTTATTGTATCTGTACCAGAGAGTTATGGAGTAGAATATTCATCACCAGAACACCCTTTAAATGGTCAATTAATTATATTAGGTTCGTCTTCTGGTATGTTTGCCAATATAGATTATCAACCTGCAAATATAAAACCAGGTGACTTATTTATTTTTCCTTATGATATGAGACACTGTGTTTATCCTTTTAATGGACCAGGAGAAAGAATAACTGTTGCAGCTAACATGGATGTTCAATATGACCCTATTAAAAATAGAGGAGTAGATTAATGTACGAAAATAGACATATTACAGAACCCAAATGGAAGAGCTGGATAATACAAACAACAACACCTTTATTCACTCCAGATCAATGTAGACAAATTATTGAAGCAGGCAGACGTCAACCACCAAGACAAGCACAAGTAGGTACGGGTAAACCAGGTGGTGGCACAGATACTAAGAAAAGAGTTACAACAATTAGTTGGATACCATTTAAAGAAATGGGGCACATGTATAAAGATCTTAATAATTTTATACAAAAAGCAAATGAAAATCATTTTGGTTTTGGTGACATACAGGTTACAGAAAATGCACAGTTTACAGAATATCCTGAAGGAGGATTCTACGATTGGCATATGGACAGTGATGTAAACATGGAACATGAACCACCTGTTAGAAAAATATCAATGACTCTTTTGTTAAATGATCCGTCAGAGTTTGAAGGTGGACATTTAGAATTAATGGCACCAGGTAAATTTGCAGAACTTAAACAAGGACACGCTATTTGTTTTGCATCATTTTTAAATCATAGAGTTAATCCTGTAAGACGAGGGGTTAGACAATCTCTTGTTGTTTGGTTTGGAGGTAAACCATTTAGATGATTAAAGAAGGCTTTTTTCCAACCCTTATATACGCTGAAGATTTTAAATTAGACACAAATCAAATGGCACAAAATATTATAAAATGGTCTAAGGAAGACAAAGGCCTTAAAAAAACAAATGTTAATGGGTGGCATAGTCAAACAGATATGCATCAAAAAGAAGAATACAAACCTTTAGTAGATGAATTATTTAGAATGGCACATCAAATATTTAATGAAGAGTGTTTAGATAATACTCCTGCACTTGGTAATATGTGGGCAAATATAAATTATAATGGAGGCTATAATAAACCTCACGTTCATCCTAATGCTTTGTTTAGTGGTGTATATTATGTAAAGACCCCACCTAATTCTGGTCAATTAATTTGTAATGATCCTAGACCAGGTATTCAAACATGTATGCCTACTCGAAAAGAAGGTGAAATACCTAAACATTTATGGAGAGAGGTTCATTTACAACCTCAAGAAAATAGAGCATTAATGTTTCCTGCATGGCTTTGGCATAGTGTACAACCTAATCAATCTCAAGAATCTAGAATATCTATAAGTTTTAACTTTCTTCAAAAAGGTTTTGAATGACAGGTTTAGTTTATAAAGAATTACCTATAGAAGATATTACCTATCTTACAAGACCTGAGTTTATTAATGGCCAAGAACAAAAATTTCATGATAATTTATTAAATTCCATAAAACAATATGGGATGAGAGACCCTATTTTTATAGATCAACGCAAGGACAAAAATGATAAAGTTATTTTAAAAGTCACAGTTGGAAATAATAGAATGGTCATAGCTAAAAAACTAGGTTTTAAATTAATACCTTCAATAGTCAAATTACTAAACCCTGACGATAATAATATTGAAGGAACTCCTATCAATAATGAACAAGAGATAAGTGATCTTTTTCATACAAAAAAAGAACTAGATATAAGAAAAAAAGATGGTATTATATGGGAAGTAATGCCAAAGAATAATTGGAGAAATGGGTTTTAATAAATATCAAGTAATTAAAAAAGCTATTAGCTACGAGTTAGCTAATTTTATCTTTAACTATTTTTTGCTTAAACGAGACGCGGTTAAACATATGTACGATAATAATATTATGTACGACACGGGCCTCTTGGGCACATGGAAAGATGAACAAATTCCAAACACTTATGCTCATTATGCAGATCCTGTGATGGAGACTTTGTTAGTGAAAGTATTACCGGTAATGCAAAAAGAAACAGGGCTAGAGTTAGTACCCACTTATTCATATGCTAGATTATATAAAAAAGGTGATGAGTTAAAAAGACATAAGGATAGACCTAGCTGTGAGATATCGACCACTATTAATTTAGGGGGAGATTCCTGGCCTATATTTATAGATGGTACAGGAGCTGATTCAGTAATAGACGAACGTAAAAATATTCATAAACCCAACGCTCCAGCAGGCACGAAAGTCTTGCTTGAAGTAGGAGATATGCTAGTATATAGTGGCTGTGAACTCGAACATTGGCGAGAGCCTTTTGACGGGAACATTTGCGGTCAAGTATTTCTACATTATAATCATGTAAATGGCCCATTTGCTGACAAAAACAGATTTGACGGAAGACCTATGTTGGGCCTACCATCATCTGTAAAATAGTATTATAATGAGGTTATATGTTACAAAAATTAGGTTTTTTACCTGGGTTCAATAAACAAGTCACAGAAACTGGTGCAGAAGGACAGTGGTACGACGGCGATAATGTCCGTTTTAGATACGGTACCCCAGAAAAAATAGGTGGATGGACTCAGTTAGGTGATGACAAACTAACTGGTGCAGCTAGAGCTATTCATCATTGGGATGATAACTCTGGTGTTAAATACGCAGCTATAGGAACCAATAGAATTTTATATGTATATTCGGGTGGTATTTTTTATGACATCCATCCAATTAGAAAAACAGAAACAGGCGCAAAATTTACAAGTAGTTCTTCATCAACAACAGTTACGGTAACGTGTACTGGTGGTCATGGTTTAAATGAAGATGATATTGTAATGTTTGATAGTGTGACAGGAGTACCTGCTGGGTCGAGTTATAGCGACGCTACTTTTGAAGATAAAAAGTTTATGGTAACTGCTGTTCCTACGACAACTACTTTTGACATTACGATGGATACTCAGGAATCAGGGACACCTTTAACTACAAGTGATGGGAACAGTACTTCGGTATTATGTTATTATACGGTAGGACCAGCACAACAGCTGGGTGGTTATGGCTGGGGTACAGCACTATGGGGTGGTACAGCTATTGGAGCTGCAACTACAACACTAGCTTCTACTATTAATGATACTGTAACCGATATTCCTTTAACCAGTTCTTCAGCTTTTCCATCAACTGGGGAAATAAGAATTGGAACAGAAGACATAAGTTTTACAGCTAATAATACAACAACTAATATTTTAAGTGGTGGAGCTAGAGAGGTTAATGGTACCAGTAAAGCAGGGCATACTTCAGGAGACACAGTAACTAATATTTCTTCTTATGTAGCATGGGGTGAAGCATCTTCTGCTGACTTTACAATTGATCCAGGTTTATGGGTATTAGATAACTACGGAACAAAATTAATTGCACT